ATAAGAATCAAAGTATCTTTTTTCTCCAGCCAAAGCTCTAGCAAAAGATTCAACTTGATATTGATCGCCTGTAACAGAAATTGGTGGTAAGAATATATCTTGTCCAAACATACTTTGTAATATAAATTTTACTGTGCTTCCAAAAGCATGTAACCATGATTCATTAAGTTTTTGTGGATTAGTTAAATCTATATGTATTGGAACAATTTTATCGCTCATATAAATACCTCAAAATAAATAGTCATAAACAAAAAAGCTGGCCTGTTAAAGACCAGCTTAATTGCTATCTGGAAGATTGCCTTTGCGCTGTTTCCATTTGTTCTTTTTCCATCTTAAATTGTTTTGCCAATCTCTCGCAAAACCAATTTCTAAGACCAATAGGAAGGTTATACGCTTCTGTTATTGACCAGCCTCCATGATATTTCATTATGAAGAACTGTTCATAAACAGATTCCATATACTTATCGTTTAGGCCAAAAAAAGTCCGAAGTAAACGGAACCTCCATTGTCTCTTGGAAATCACAGGAAGAACAAGTAAATTGTTGCTCCATAGAGACATTTGGATTTATGTTCTTATATACATTTCTAAGGTATTTAGAATCTTTTGCTGGCATATTATCAACAAATTGATTTATCTTTCTTCTATCTGTCTCACCGTTAACTGAAACAATAAAATATTTAATTTGTTGAGTCATAGCATTTTCTGGAAGATTATTCTTTTGATTGTCTTGTGATCTTTGAATAATATTTCTTTCATCCATTCCATTAAGAAATCTTGCTTCAATTGATAGCTTTGAAATTGGAAGGGTCAAAGTAAAATTTTTGTTTGAAGTTATATTAATACCTAACTTTTGCAACTCTTCATCTGGTATTGGGTTAGCCATTTTATGTTCATTCAAATCAAATGAGTGTTGGTTATTAACACCACAAGAAGGACAAGTTACTTTTGTTTCATATTCTGCACCATAACCAGAAATGCGAGCAGCAATAATCAAAGCATTCTTATCACCAATTAATAGGTTTTCTACTTTGATTGATTTGTCTGTGATAATGTCGTTTAACATTTTATCAACGGCAACACCTTTTTTAAGAAGTGAACGTGATGTTAAAGTATCTTCGTCTTTTGCTGTCATGTGACGAATTTCAATACTTTCTTTCATATGTAGGGGATGTTCTGGTGGGTAATAAAATCCCTTTGATGGAATATCAACAAGTTCCGTTGGGGTTATATATGAAAATGTTTGTGTTTGTTCTTGTGTCATAGCAGGAACTGGTGTGTCTTGATTATCTATTGGACCACCAAACCTGTCCTCATTATTACGCATTTTTACCTCTATGCTTATTTAATTAGTAATATAATTTGTTTTACTTAAAAGTCAATAAGTTAACTTAACCCAATTTTCTACTAGTATCGTTAATAGGATAATCACCTAATGAATTTCTAACTTTTACTAATTTTAATTCTTGCTTACTTAAATCGTTACCTACTTGATCTTTTCTTAAATTTGAGAAATATTTAGCATTTTGATATTTAAATGTTATTGATATTTCAATAAATTCATCAACTAAGTAATCAAAATCTCCAAAATCTAATTTAGTTATCCAAGGATTGTAAAGTTCCCAATATCCATTTGAATACATTTCGCCTAATTGCAATTCTTTTGGAAGTAAATTAGGATTGTTTACTTCATTATATTGTGTTTCTTTATTAATATTTGATTCTTCGTCACCACCAGTTCCTAACTTTGGAGATTGAAAACCCATAGATATATCATGTAATTTAATTGATGAACCAAAGTATTTAGTTACTATAGGGCTTAATGTTCCTTGCTGTGACACTACTACATTTGCATTTGGTTCGTTATCATTAGGAACTGTGTTAATTGGGTCCACCCTAGCAATCATACTTTGAGCTAAGTTAGATAACATTTCGTCTAGGTCTTCAGTTAGATCTCTGGGCCAAAATGTCAAACTAAATGGATTTAGAAATTTTATAGTTATTGGTTCCCAATTCCAAGATTTAGGTAAAGCCGATGTAGTGGCATATGATATTGGATTTTTAAAGTCCTCATATTCAGCAGTATATTTTGGTCTATTTGCTGCTTTAACCAACCACTCATATTTACCATTAAAATTGTCATTAAAAAGGCCAGATCCAAATTCAACTAAGAACTTGGATTTGGCCTTTGGGTGAACGTATGAATTACTCCAGAAATACGCTCTATCAGTTTTAAACTTATCTTGTTCCATATAACTAAATAGTAGTTATATAAATATAATTAAGTTTTTGCATAAGTTGCAGGGGTGTTACCATTTGGTCCACCTTCAAATTCTGCCCAGTCGTATCTAAACTTAATGGTTACTTCTTGTGCATCATCTGAGCTATAATCGTTTGAACCAAATTGTATATCTTTGATCCAAGCATTCATTAAAGACCAAGTTTCAACTACAAGACCATCATCATCGATTTGGAGAATTTTGATTTGACCAGAAGCAGCAACAGCACCAGCTTTTGAGAATGATTTAATTTTTGTACCTTGAGAAGTATCAGCTCTTACATCACCACCGTTTCCACCATTTAAAGCATTACCAACATTTACTGGTGATTGATATCCAAATAAACCTAGAATCTCTACTAAAGTATAAGACATATCTGGTGCATTTTCATCATTACCTTTTAAACCAGTTCCAGCAGGATCAACGATGGTCATGTTGATTTCTTTCCATTCTAATTTGCCGGGGAAAAAGAAATTATGACCCAAGAAAGTATGTTTTGTTTCTGTAATTGAAAATCCGGGTTTATCAACCTTTTTTACAACAAAAGAAGGTATATCAAGCTTAGGATCGCTTGGTGTGAATTGTACCAAAAACTTAAACTTTCTTTTTGGTTCTACGTTTGCTGAACTCCAAAATGTTGCCATTACTTATTTTCTCCTAGTATACTGTAATTAGTATTAATCTGCAAATGATGCACCAGAACTTGAAATATTAAAGTCAATTGCGATAAATTCAATTGCTCTAGCTGGCTTCAAGTAAATTCTAGCGTAGAGGATATTTCTATCAACTAAATCTGGGGTTGTTGTGGTTGAGTCAAGAACTAATCTATACTCAGTTACACCTAATCTTGATTTAACACTATTAAGGAATGGTTCAACTTGTGATTTAAATCTTCCCCAAGTTGAGCTTACATTTTGATCAAATAGTAATCTTGAAGCAATAATTGAAATTTCTCTCTTCAAGTAAATCATCAATCTACGAACGTTGATTCTATCGAGAGCAGATGGAGTAACTTGAAGTGTCTTTTGACCAAAGATTACGATACCTTCTGCTGGGAATTGTGCGATAGGATTGATGTTGGCCTCGTAAAGTAAATCACGCTCTCTTGAATTGAGACGTTGTGATACTGCCAATACTGGAACACCACCACGACCTTCACTTAATCCACCTCTGGTGAAACCTGCTGGAGCAAACCAAAGTTCTTGTGTAGCTTGACCATAAGAAAGAGCACCAAGGGCAACAACTGAAGGTGGAACCCATACGTTTTGATTATTGATGGTATCTCTGATTTGAACCCAAGGATAGTAGGTTGCAGCATAGCTTGAATTAATTCCTCTGCCTTTAAGTGTATTGACAACTTGATCAACACCACCACCAAGACGATTTGCAGTTGTAACGTTTGCAGCTTCGTGATCTGGGGTGTAAACATTTGGAAGGTCAATAATAGCCATACAGTCAGCACGATTCTCAGCAGTTGTGATAACGTGATCTGTAACACCAGCATAAGTTATACCGGGAACTGAAATAATATCAGTTACGATTGTTTCTGGATCTGCTACAGTATCAACTGCTCTACGAAGAGTGTAATATTCGTAGTTTGTTGTCTCGGTTGGAGTTACGTTATTGAATGTTGAATTTCTGAATGGATCAGCTTCTGTAACATCAGCACCATCAAAACCACCAACCAATGGCATAGTGAATCTATTGTAACCAGCGTTAAGAACTGCTTCGTAACTTGCTGAAGTGAATATAGAACCATATGAACTAGAAGCACCAGTAGCAGTTATTGATGTACCAGCAACTCTTGAACCAGAAACATATACTGCACCATTTGATGAACCAGAAAGATCATCAAGTGTGAAGTAGAATGAAAACTCTCTGTTTGTACCAG